AACTAAACTATCAAAGATGTGTGATTTTATGCGGCTCATTTGAAAAGCCTTCTAAGGTTACGTTTAAATTTTATCAAAGCCCATTTGCAGTCTTCGATTATCCATTTTAGTTTTGTCTTGCGTGGGATTTGATAGCTCATGATTTGCGACGCTCAAGCATTGAATCGGCAATTTTATATGCTCGATCTGAAAAATCATCGAAATTTACGCAAAAACCATTTTCTTTACTTTGAGCGGATAGCTCTGCTTGAAGTGCTTTTGCCGCAAAGTAATCGCGCAATGTAAATTGGCTGTTGTATGAATTTCCATCTCTGTCTATTGTCGGCGGGAAAAATTCGCCAAATTCATTTTCTATCATTTCATCCCCCTACCATTAGTCATCCAATTAGCCTTAGCCATTAAAAAGTCGCGCTCAAGCTTGCGATCTGCTGCTTCAATACGTGCAGCTTGTTGCGCTTCCATTAAATCCTGATTTGCTGATACTTGCACTTGATAGCCATCGTCCATCCAAGACATTAAACAAAGGATTAAAAGCGCGATTGCACATGCCGCTACGATCTCTGACATATTGATTAAGCCAGATAAAAAATCAATCGCTAATAGTTTTAGTTTTTTCATGCTATCCCCAATATTTCTCTTAGTTCATCTCTAACTGCATCCAGTTCAGCGTTTGTCTTTTCGCGGAAAAGATACAGTGCGTTGATTTGACCAATAATTAAGCCTTGCTTAAAGTCGCTTGAATGAACCCCATTTTCACGCGCCAACTAAAAACATGATTCGATTGCTATGTCTGATTGTGATTTCATTTTTTTATCCATCCTGTCGTTAATAAATATAATTAATCCAACAGCAAAACATGCACCAAATTGGAACCATGACCGCTCTGTTGCAATCATCCAATTTTGATCTCCGAACGCTTGGTATAAATAATTGGAAAGTGCAATCGGGATGCTTAATAAAATAGCTGTTTTCATTTTCTATCTCCGTAAATTAGATGACTGGTTACGCCAGTCAATCGACCACTAACGAATGGTAATCGTGTCAGCGCAGAGACAATCGCATCAAGTTTCGGTTTCCATACCGTGTAGTGACTTGTACGGCTCACTACAACCGATAAAACTATGCGGTGCTACCTGTGACTTTATCGCGTCAATCGATCCGTCAAATTAGCTGTTTGGCGCATATCAGCTTCGGTGTTTTGCTGCTGATGAATGACATTATTAGGCCAAATAAATTCTGAGTCAAGAACTATTTTTATTGAATGTATCTTTTACGCGAACTTTTTGTATTTGATTTATACGTAAATTGATATAGAATGTAATCCAGCAGCATATTTTAAATAAAGGAATAAAAATGAATACTGATGAAAACATGCTTCAATATGTAAAGCGAAAACTTAAAAATAATGCGTACAACAAAGCGGAAGTTATGCGCGTAACAGGGATTCGAAAATCAACGTTAAGCGAGATTGCAAACGATAAACGCGAGAACCCATTATTCGATACAGTCCAACGCATTCATGATTACTTTAAAAAGGTGGATAGATAATGAAAGCTTACATAACAAAATATGCACTTACTGATGGCGTTGAGTTAAAAGAAGGTGAAATTATTGAAGATTATTTCAAATTATCAGAAAAAACTTATTCGCCACTTGTTTTTAAAAATGATTTTCATGGCACAGCAGGAGGCGCAATTTTACGATGTGAAGAAATGCGCACAGCAAAAATAAAGTCACTGAAAAAGCAGATTGCCAAACTTGAAGCGCTTGATTTTGTAGATATGGTTAGAAAGGCGGGTGAGTAAATGACTGACAAAGAACTGTTAGAACTGGCGGCAAAGGCTGCTGGCTATGATTTTCACACATGGGGCGGTGGCTTTGCTATTGCAGACAAAAACAAAAAATATCACCGCTGGAACCCTTTGTTAGATGATGCTGACGCTTTTCAATTGATGGTGAAATTAGATTTTGAAATTAGATTTAGCTATAAATTTGTATCAGTATCAGCAATAGGAGCATGGGAAGAAGACTCTTTTACTTCAGAAACAAAAAACGCAGTAGTAAGAAAAATGATTACCCGCGCAGCAGCAGAAATAGGAAAGGGAATTTAAATGGAAAGCAAACTAAAATCGTCAGCAATGGATTCTGTAGGTGAATTGCCAAACTTACTGTTACGCGAGGGCGGCTATCCCCATCTCCCGACCGCGCCAATCAAGCAAGAGCCAGAGCTTACCGATTGGATTAGTGGGGATTTGAAGCCCGTTAGGGATGGCGTTTATCAGCGTAATTTTTTTAACATTCCTGTAATTAAATTTAGTATGTTTAAAGAAGGGATTTGGTATTGGGGTGATGAGTGCTTTGCTATTGCCGCAACAGAAACAGATATTGCCCCACTTCAAGAATTGCCATGGCGCGGCTTGTCCTCAAATCCTAATGAGGTGCAATCATGAATAACGCATGGAACGATGCAGGGACTAAGCCAGATCATCCTTGTTTGTGTGTGACAAAGCATCTTTTTAATGTTAAGTCGTATCAATACTGGAATGGGAAATTTTTTGGTTTCCACTCGCAAGGGATAAATATTGCTGAAAACTCAAAAGATATTAAAAGCCCATATCAACACGTTCAATGGCGCGAGGTGCAATCATGAGTTTTAAATACATACGCGATACATATTGTGTGCCAGCAAAGCGTGGTGGACGAATAAAATATATCGATCATCATGGAACGGAATTCTATTGCACAATTAAATCTACAATAAACGGGAAATTGCGCGTCTTAGTTGATGACCGCATTCCTAATTATCGAGGTCGATTGATATTGCATCCAACTTGGAATATTGAATATATTGAGGTTAAATCATGAGCAACATTAAAACAACAGCTTGGTTCGACGGTGCAAAGTTTGTCCCTGCGCATGTTGGAGTGTACCAAACGGAAGATAGAAATTTTGTTGATTATCAATACTGGAATGGAAAATTCTGGGGATATTATTGTGGGAGTGCTTCTGCTGCATTTAATGAACGCAGACAAAGTGTCGAACAAAATATTCATGTGTGTAATGCGGCATTTCTACCGCACTCCTTTGGTTAGATTAAAATCCGATGTCATCGAAAAATTCTGGCACATCACTTGCATTATTAGCTGCTTGTTTTTGCACTGAACCAGCTTTTAATGGCTTATCTTGCAATCCAGCAATTGCCAATGCTAATTTTTCTGGCGTAGTTTTCTTGTCGAGAATTTCCGATGCTGTAAATTCGTCTTTGTCAAAAACAGTGTAAAGCTCCAATCGCCATCCAGTATCACCAGTTTTTTTGCCATCTTTCATTTTTTCGTATTCGGTGTTACGCAGAACCAGACCGATAGGCTTATTCATCAAGTCGGCAAACACTTCCGATTCAACTTTTTCTGTTTTTCTATCGTCAAAGTTATATCGGTCAACAATCGCTTTGGTCGGTGACATTGTTTTGACGCGCAAGCAAGTCATGATAGCCATTACCTGCTTAAATGAAGGCAATTCTTCGCCTTTACTATTCAACGCCCAAAGGTCAAATTTTGTTGTCCGTTTTCCTTCTTCTTCAAACGTAAAGCAAATGCCTTTAGTTCCCTTTTCGCTTAGCAATGCTTCTGCGCGGGTAAATACGCCTTTGTACTTGCCACTTTCTTTTAAGTAGCTGCTGATGTTGTCCGCATCACGTGCGGCTGATGTGTTTAAGTTATACATGGTTTTTCCTTAGTTAATAGTACGCTTGGATTGCATCGTCAACGGCTTTTAAATCGTTGTCTATATGCTCGGTTTCAAATAGCCCGATTGGGCTTTTTACGGTGTCATTGCCGTTATTCTGTGTGGTGAAGATGTACTTGCCATTGATGACAGCGGTACGCAAAACGATAGTAACCATGCCTTCAATTGTGATTTTCTCGTCTAGCATCTTTCCAATTGTCTTAGCTTTTACCTTGCCAAGATCATTTGTTTCTGTGTGCGCCAAAATATAAACTCGCACATCATCTGGCAAATTGGCTGCTGCATTCAAAATGTCCCATGCATGACGGCCAATCTCAGTAAATTTTGTAAAGCCTGTCTCAGAGCTTCGACGCATGTATTCGTTTGCCAAGATGTATTGGAAGTCATCTAAGACGATTATCTTGCGCTTAGTCTTAGTCATCGCGGCAATGATAGAATCACTTTGATCGGTGACTAAAATGTTTCCTGTGGGCTCATCTTTGCTTAGATATTTCCATTCCTTAGAACGGAACGGAAGAGGTTTTTTGATTGATTGAATCAGCAAAGTTTCTGCTGGTATCATGTTGCGAAGGCTGGCAGATTTGCCCGTTCCTGACTCGCCCAAAATCATTGTTGCTTTCGACATTTTGTTTTCCTTGGTTGTTTGCTTGATCGTATTCAATTTGTTGGCTTGCAATTCCATCTTCGATATCGCCAACTAAACTATCAAAGATGTGTGATTTTATGCGGCTCATTTGAAAAGCCTTCTAAGGTTACGTTTAAATTTTATCAAAGCCCATTTGCAGTCTTCGAT